TCTTCTAAAATATCAGTTACTATAATATTAGTTGGGTCACTATCATACCTTTTTTGAGTAATTGATTCAAATTCAATTATTTCAAGAGTATCTTGAATTTGAAGTGCCCTATGAGAAGGTTCTCCTTCTAACGCTGTATTTACTACTCTACAATATACAACTGCCATAATACTATAAACTAACTAACATATCCAACAACTCTTGTTGTGGGAATAAATCAAATTTATCTTTACGAGTGTTGGTATGTGTCCAAACACCCTTTACTTTACCATAATATGCATCTTCATTAAATTCGAATGCATCAGCACCTTTCTCTTTAACTAATGCGGGTAAACCAGCAGTAATATCTATACCATCTCTTTCACCAATAAACTTCAACCATTTTTCTAATTGTTGAATTTGCCTATCAGAATATCTATGCCAAGTTTTGTGTCCTCTAAATTCTTTATCTAAAGTTACAATTTGTGAATCTGCTACTTGAGTACCAGCATATGTTTTTCCATCTACTACATATCCAAAGTTACAAATCTCAATTCCTACTGAATGTACATGCATATGTTGTGAACCATTCTTACCTAAATGCCATGCGTAATTACCTTCAGGAAAACATTGAACTAAATCACCATCGAATTTATCATCATTTCCTTTTACCGATGGTCCACCCATTACCCACTCAGTTGCAATAGTTCCACCATCTCTATCCCAATACTCTATACACTTGTAAGGATTGTGCCATCCAGCAGTATGATGTAAAAATGCGTATTCATATTTTACCGGTCCATGTTTGTATTCATCTTCAGGTAAAAAATATTCTACATAATTTAATCCTAACTTTTCAACTTGATTTTTAGAATAGATATCAGGTTTATCTGATTCTTCTTGACCTGTTGCATCAGTATCGTTTAATCCCATTGCTGCCCATGTTCCTTTACCAACTAAACCATCGGCATCTAATCCATTTAAGGATTGAAAATCTTTTACGGCTTGTTCCGTACCTTTTCCAAATATCCCATCAGCAGCTAATCCTAAAAATTCTTGAACTGCTTTTACGTTTTCACCTCTTGAACCTACTTTTAATAGCATATGTTTTGTTTTTTATTTTTGATTAAATTCGATAACCTCAAAGATACGAGTCTGAATTCTTTTTGTACCTTCAGTATTAGTAAGAATAATTGAGTTTCTAAATTTTTGCCAATCAATTACAAATGATTTATCCAATACACCGTTATTTTCTTCTTTTACCAATTGGTTTAAAGCATTGATTGTATATAGAGTATTTGATTCTTTTTTACGATGAATCAAAATGGTATCCTCTAAAGGTTGTTGGGGTTTATATTCCGTATTAATATTATAAGTGACAAAAAGTTCATCCAAGTTTGATTTATCCTGAAGTACGTAAATGTAGTTATACACTATCACATATACCTCACGAATATCTTGAAGAGTCTTTTGTAACCTATCCTTTGTTGTAAAGGTACATAATAACTGTGTATTCATATATGTTCTTTTTGTTCACATATAAATATAAAATAATATTTTAAGGATGTCTATTGTAATTTAAACGGTCCTGAAGATGATATGGATACGTTTTGTACACTAAAACCGAGGAAATTCATTATTGCTTGGAACATTTTACTTCCAAGTGATTTTATAAAATTAATTGCCTCTTTAGTTCTTTTTAAAATATTGTTCAATATTTGTTTTACTTGATTTTTTACTCGATTTGAAACGTTCTTAACTCCTCTTACCAATTTGTTAAAGATTTGAAATTCATTTAGTTGTCTGATATCACCTTCACTTAACAATTGTTCTCCAAAACTAAACTTAGAAAATTCTTCATGTATAATATCTCTAAATGAACTTTCCACTAATTTAGATTTTGGAACTTTTTTAGTTCTTAATGCTAAATAAGGTTTTGAATTTGTACCCCCTGTTTTAAAAGATACGTAAAATGAATTTTGTTTAGCAAGTGTTCTTGCATCATCAATTTGATTCATTGGCATATGAGCCGTTATTTTTCCACTCGTATCAAACTCAATAAGTTTATTTGCAATTGCATTTTTATCAGCAAATTTGTTAGTACCTGTTGCAGCTTCAAAACAAAAACAACTTTTGAAATAAATGTCTTTAAAGATAGTTTCCATATCTTTATTTATTTCCTTTGCATTTAATTGGAGTTGTTCCATTTCTGCAATAGTTTTTTCTTGTTCGGGTGTTAACTTCTCACCACTATCACGAAGTTTCTGTAAAGCAGTGATAGTTCCATTTTCACTCATTCTACCCATCTTTGTTTCAAGATTATCCAAAAATGATTTTAACATTTTTGGTTTATTTGCTCCAACCATTTTCATAGCCGCATCAAATGTTGCAAGTGCCTCTTCTTTACCACCACTCATTAATTGTGAACCACCTGCCTTCTTTAAAGAAATTTTTTCATTCTTATCTCCAAGAATATCCGTTTTAGGAGTTTTATTTGAACCACCCCAATCTGAGTTTAATGCTGCAGTTGATGAACCAAGTTGTGATAACGCACCTGATTTAATAATTCCTCTAAAAGATTTTGCTATGTTTTTAGCATCTTCACCATAGTTTGGCCAGAATACCTGTGCTCGTTTCCACTCATCTGATGATTCATCAATACCATTATATGCACAAATAATTAATGCTTCCCAATCTTCTCCACTTGGAGTTGCTCCACCTTTTTTAGAATGGATAAATAAATTTGCATTACCACCATCTCTTCTTGAAGATGCAATTCTTACTTTTTTACCATCAGGTAATTGTAATGTTTTTACAAACTCTCCATCACCATAAGTTACGATAGATTCATCATCATCTATAATTGTAAGTACATCACCATTTTGAAGTTTTGGTGCCCACTTTGGTGGATTTTCTTTATTAAAGATTATTTGATGACCAGGTTTGTATTTAGTATCTAAATAACTTGCCTCTATTAATAACCCCTCATCTTCTGCGAAGAATTCTTCCAATAATTCATCAATTTCTTCTTGAGAAGCGGGGTCTCCATCGGGTAAATCTTCTTTATAATCATCATCAAATACATTTACACTTGCACCCGATGGTTGTTCGTTTGATTCTTTTTCTTTAGTATCTTCGGATTCTTTATCGTTATCATCTTCTTTAGGAGGAGGAGTTGTTTTACCACCCTTTTCACTTCCTAATTCTGCGTTTAACTTATCTCGTTGAGGTGTACCCTCTTTAGGTACTAATTTTTCGGCAGCTTCTCTACCAGGGAATTCTTCTCCTTTTCTTAATAAGTTACCAACGATTCCCTCTTTTTCTTCACCATCTTCATCTCTGTATCTAACTTTTCTATTTAATATAGGATTAGAAAATCTCTTTTCTTCTTCAAATAGATTGTTAAATAATTCATTTTTTATATCACTTAATCCCATCTCATCTAATATCTCAGATAAGATACTAATATGGTCGGGATTTTCAAAGTTTACTGTACCTTCGTTTGTACGATACGAAACTTCGGTTATTATATCACTTATAAATTGTTTAAAATACACCATGTATAAAAATTAGTTCTCACTATAAATATTAAACTTTTGAGTAATCCGAACCCCAATCTGCTTTTACAGGAAACCCAAGAGATTCCAAGGTTTCTTTAATTTCCTTTGCCCTACTTGTATCTTCATCTACCCCGTATTCAAATAAGAAAGAATCATACGTGTACAAAATGGGTAGTTTCAACCCTTTATCGGCTAACCTCTTCATTACTTCAATATTTAACTCAGTTTCAGTTGCTTGTAGTAAATAGTTAAAAACCTTTTGTGGATTCGGGTCTTCGATAGATGAAACGGGAATATTACGATTTAAAGTACTCAAATATCCTTTCTGCTGCACTTTATCCCATAATTCATCTATGAATACCTTTACCTTATTATAGTACGGGATTTCGGTGAATTCATCGGGGACACCACCATAAAGAATTTGGAAGGTGATTCCCTTACCTTCATCGTACCCACATCCATATTGGTCTGCCAACCATTGGTGAACCGAGGTTTCGGGTAATGGATAGTGAACCATTTTACCAATGATTCGTGGGTGGTATGCATCGAAATCGAATTGAAGATAAATGTGGTTGGGTTTAGGAACAAATACCTCTCGTGTACCATCCTTTTTATTCAATGCACCGAAGTTGATACCACCATGACGATTGGAGGGACGAGAGGTAATGGTATAGGGGTTATACTCGGTGTAGATTCGATTACCCTTTAAATGTTTGTTAGAGTGAGGGAATCTATCTAAAAATTTTTCCCTATCGACCTCGATGCCTAATCGTTCGATATCTGAGAGAAGGGGAATCATCGTATCATCCATCCAAGAAGGAGATGGTGTAGGAAGATTAAGTTTATCAACAATTGTTTTGAGATACTCACTCCATTTCATAAGAGGTGCAATCTTTCCCAAATCATTACGAATACCCAAACGATTGTAATGTGAAATAAAAGGTTGTTCTTCGGGTTTGAAATCTAATAAGTAATTCTTACTAAAAAAGGTGTAGTTGGATATATCAAAAATATTTTGTATCTTTGTATCCATTTGTAATAAACCTTTCTTGTTCCATACCCACTTTGGTTGTGTAGAGGTTGAGAGGTCTAAATGATGGGATTTACCATCAATATGATTATATATGAGAATAAAGTCAGTTTTTCCCACCCTTACGAATAAAAAAGATAGTTCATTGTTCATTGGATGTTTATCCAAATCAGACCATATAGGAATTACAATCGATGACTCATTATTCCATCGTTGTAAGAATTCTTCTTTCTCTTTGTTTGACTCTACTACAATCATCCAACAAATATAAGAAAATTATTTGGAATATCCAAATTATTTTTGATGAAATTGCAAAAGGTTTGGTAAGTACAATGAAATCTTTGGAATAGTTTGGGAAGCAATTCTTACAGATTCTCTATTTGATTTTTTAATAACATCATTACTACCTGTTAATCTCCAATCTAATGTTACGGTAGTGTAGAAAGAATTAATCGAGTATTTAAGATACCCTTGTTTATTTACTTCAAAGATAGGAGTAGATTGGTTATTGACCGAATGTACAAAATAACGGACAATATAACCTCTCTTATAATCCCCCTCTTTTGGATTGGGAATAAAAGGTTTTCTTCTTATAGGATTAAAATTATCATCCTTTGATGTTATTTCATTATATCTATCTATCATTATTTTGCTCTATATCCTCCTACTACTTCAGTTTCCCAATCCATGCCCTGAATTGAGTGTTTTATTTCTTTAACCTGAAAATATCCATCAAATTTTTTAGGTAATCCTTTTACTGTAAACAAATCTCCTCTTCTAAATCCACTTATACCATTAATAGTAAATGTAAAATCAATAGGTAAAAGTGGTGATGGTTCTTTTCTTGTCTTGTTATCAGTTGCTTTTAATAATGAAAATACTGTTTTATCATCAAATGATGCAAAATAACAAGCATCATAAATATCTTTTAACTCAATTGTATCGTTGGTTACATATTTTGCTTTTGGTAAAAGAGTAATCTTATTTAAGAATAGTTCCAAAGTTTCACCTTTTGTTTCTGCATCATCGGCACCACCACCAGATGGTCCTGGAGTTGCTTCAGCTGTTGATGTATCGTTTATGGCAAGTAATACTTTATCTTTAATAGGATTTTCAGAAAAAGAACCTATTGGTTTCAAATCACTATTAATAGATGCGTTATTTCTTTCTGCAATTACTTGATTCATTTTTTGGTCAGATACTTGTACTGAAAATGCTGTGTTTTTAAATACGGAATTAGTACCTACAAGAGTTACATTAAATGAAGGTATTCGTTGCCATTGTGGTACAAAATTAAAATCTTGAACTCTCAATTGACTAATACCGGATTCTGCTCCTTCTTTTTCTACAATTTGAAAATCCCAAAATCCATTTACTGCTGAAGACATACCATTTAGGATTTCATATAGAGCATCTTTTAATAGTATGTTATCATCATCTAACTTTTTCTTAACAAACTCAAAATTTACATAAAGGTCATCTAAAAATCCCCATTGGTTTGGTGATTTTTTTACAATTTCTGCTCCATCTGCGGGGTTGTAATTTAAATTACCAGAATTTGGAAATATAATTGTTGAACTTCCATCAAATGTTACAGAATTATCTTGAATATTTGCTGCTCCAAAAATAATTTCACCCGATGCAGTTTTTGTAATAGTATCTTGAATTGATTTTCCCTCTACAATTTGTTTTGTTGAAAATTTTGGGGCATTTTTGTTTGGAATAAAAAGAACACTAGATTTGGTACTAAACATATATTTGAAAGCACTTATAGGAACATTTTTAGTGTTAATTTCCACCTTCATTTCCTTATCACCAAGTTTAATAGTAGTATTGATAGCATTATTCATAATATCAACTAATGTACCAAATCGAATAAATTTATCTTCAGTTACTAATTTAGTACCTCGAGGAAATGCTACTTCTAAATCACCAAATTGACCTGTATCTTTTTTTAATCCTAACCATTTACCATCAGTATGTTTATTAATTTCTTCTGCAATATCATCTTCAAACCCTAAAAAATTTACAGGATTAGCAATACTTGGGTTATCTACTAAATTCTTTACCGATGCTACTTTTTTACTTGAAGGTAATAAATTATACATTTTCATGAATCTTGCTTTACCAACATCTTGTAAACTTTCAATATCCTTAGGTTTAAATTCTTTAGCAGTACTAACATCTTTGTTATGAGTGCCACTTTCATTTGAAAGATATGATGATGGTAATTCACCATATCCTTTACAATTTACATTTATTGTCCATTTATCTCCATCAATTGAAATATCACCACCTGTAATAAATCCAAAGTAGTTATCATAATGTCCGTTGGTAGATTCTCTTCGTGAAGTAGTTTCATTGAATGATTGATATTTAGCAACTTCATTTACTGATAATGTACTTTGCCAACCTCGATACGCATCTACGGTACTCCAACCCCATTCAAGAAAAACAGTATAGCCAGGTTGCATAAAATATTCGGAAACTTTTTGCATTTGTTCTTCTGTATAACAAGTTATTGAAAAAGATGCTTCTCTTGATAATCCACCTGCTCCTTCAGATACTTCAAACCCTTCAATAGTTGGTATAGGACGATATCCTTGTCCTGATGATGCGTAAACTGCACCACCTCCCCATGTTTTTCCAATTACACCTGATGTTTTATCATTACCATAAATTGATGCATCATCTCCTGCTGCTGATAAAAGTTTGTAATCGGGGTTTGACATTAAAATCAATCCATCTCCTACACCAGATGCTACACGTACCCATACGTTAAGTGAAGAAAGATAATTTGGATTATCTACTCGTTTATCGAGTTCACTTTTAATGTATCCCTTTACATTTGAAAAATTTGGAAATGTTTGCATAACTAATCATTAAAAGTTTGATAGGATTTCAATATAATTTTGTGGTATTCTTAAGATTGTACCATCCTCCAAACCAAATGGTGCATTGTGAATATTATTTGCTGATGCGATTATCCACCAAAGAGATGCATCATTATAGTATTGGTAAGCAAGTGTATCTAATCTATCACCTGTTTCAGATGCCACATAAATATCATCATCCCTAAGAGGAATCTCAGGATAAACTCTCGAACGATAAACGGTTCTACCATCTGTGAGTTTTTTTGTTTGATTATTTTCGTATCTACTTGCCATTTATTAACTTGTTTGTGGATTAAATGAATATAGTTTTCTTCCTTCAGTTGTACTTCTACTTTCTAAGAATTGTAAACCAACAGAAACATTTACAAGTTGTGGTAATTTATAATTACTCATATCTTCAGGATTAGTACTAATACTTCTAACACCTGTTGCAGTATCTACATTTGAAACCCAATCTTGTGTATCTGAAATTTGCCATGGAGTATTATCATCCACAGAAAAAGTTAAACTTTCAATAAATGAAACTTTATTTTTATACATACTACCAAGGGTAAGTTCTATAAGAGGTGCTTTTACTGCACTTGTTGGATAATATCCTTGTGGATATACCAAAGATTGTAGAAAATTTAATTTATCCCACATTACTTTATGTTCTTGTGCGTTCATTGAGAAAGTAGTAAAATTAAATGTTACCTGCCTTTCAATTGAAGTATAAGTATAGAAACTAAATGGATTACCTATAAATTTAGAACTATCCCAAGATGGAGAAAATGTTTCCGTTAATCCTGTAATGGTTGACCTAAAGTTTATTGATTTATTTAATGGTATTGATTTAAATTTCAGAGTAATAAAATCTTGAATATCAAGTTGTTCATTATCACCTTCATAAACACCAGTTGCATTAATCGAATCGCCTACACTATTAAAGAAATATTTGTTATCAATAAATTCATCGGTATTATAATCTCTACGAGTTATTTTTTGTGAAAACTTTGGTGCTCTATTAGGTTCTGCACTAAATCGTTGTCTATCAATAGATAACTCAATCTTATCATTTGAGTTTTCTCGTATATCTTGTATGATTAAACTTTCATCTTCGTTTTCTAATTCACCTTCTCCTACAAATACTTGCGAATTAGATAATCCATCATTATTGACCTGTAAATTACCCTCAGTATCTACTACATTGTTTACATTTATTTGTCCTTCAGTAAAGTTAGGTTGTCTAAATGCAAATTTACCACTAAAGAATGGATGTAATTTAGTTTCATTATCATCAGGTAAATATCCCAATGAAATTACTTGTTTTTCACTTAAATCAAATCTTTCACCAGGGTCTGCATTTGGATTGATATTAAGGAGGTTTGAGTATGTTGAACCTTTTTTATCAATAACACCCTCTTTCGGTTCTCTACCTGGTTCTATTTGAGAATCTGAACCATATCTGATAGATGGTGATAACCAATTAACCGAACCATCTTTGAATGTAGTTGTTGAATTTGGTAATACAGGTTTACCATCTTCATATGAAGGTGGCAAAGGTTTTTTTCTACTTCCATCACCAAATAATTTTTCTCTTAACTTATCTTTTCCTGCTCGTAATCCTGCTCCAATTAATCCTCTTGCTACTGTTTTTAAATTACCACCTTGTAATAATCCACCCAACTCTCCAAGAAATTTAGATGCAGGTAATCCTGTTGCTGATGATTTAATTGTTTGTAAATCAATCATCCTATCCTGAGTTTCTTTAAGATTGATATCAGAATTTCCAACTAATTGTCCTACCGTGTATGTTGGTGTAATTGGAGTACCTAATCCAAGTGCTGATTTTACACTATCAGCTGCATTTAGTATCTTACCACCTAAAGAACCATTATCCGAAAGTTCACCAACAGTTGATGCTCTCATGGATTCTAATGTAGAAGTTGTTCGTAAAGTAATTCGAGGTAATTCAGTACCATAAATTACAGGTATTGCTCCTGAACGGATAATTCTTACACCAGTTGTTTCTTGCTCTAATAAACTCTCACTACCTTTAATACCTAAAAGTTTTCTTGCTCCCTTTGCTAATAAAATACCTGTGTTATTTACAAGAGGGTCTGCTACGTTGATACTAATATCTTTTGAATTACGAATAGCATATGCGGCTTCGGCAGTCTGTCCACCTTGTAAGGGTAATTCTTTGGTTTTAAATAATTCTAATATACTTGGCATAATCTATTATCCTAATGAGTATGTATTTCCTCCTGCGTTATCTACAACTCTATTTACTCCCGAAGTAACTTTCTTACCATCCATATAAACATCTTTAGTTTCTCTGAATGCAGCTATCATTTCATCAAACTTAGCATACATTTCATTTAAAGGTAAAACTGCTTCAGGTCCTGCTTCTCCGATTAATGCATTAGTTGGTCCTTTTACGATACCACCAGATGCCATAGCAACATCGGGTCCAACTGCAGCTACTGCAGTTTCAGTTGGTCCTGCACTTTGAGTTGCTGCTTCAGTTGCACTATCCCCTCCTAATCCAAAGAAACTACCAATTGAACCGAGTACGTTTCCAATACCATTTACAAATGACATGATTGGTTCTATTAAGTAGGTGTTAATAAATCCTGCAATACTTGAGAAAATACTAAATGCAGTATCAAATAGGAACATAAGACCATCTATGAGTAATCCTACTGCACCACCTACAATATTTCCAATAATATTACCAATACTACTAATTATACCAATTATTGGTTCGAGGTATGGCATTATCTTATCTTTTAACTCTGCAAATTTATCCCCAAGAGGTTGAAGTGCATCACCTATACGGTCAAATGGTTCTGCTACTGCGGCTACAAGTGCCTTAAATACTGCAAATATAGGTTGAATTACTGCACTTAAAATACCAAAAGTAACTTTGAATACTGCACCAAGTATTTTAAATACCGGCATTAATACTGAACTAACCATATCAATTAAATCATTGATTAACGGCATTACAAAATTAATTACTGGCATAAACACATCTGCAAATCCAGCACCTAATCCGGCTAAACTATTTTTTAACTTTTCATTCTGAGATTGCATTTCATTTTGTTGTGCTAATCTTTGTGCTTCTTGATTAAGTTGTTCACTTGTAATATCTTTAGCCTCCATTCCTGCTGCAATCAATTTATTGGCAGCTGCTAATTGTTCATCTTCTAAATCGCCAAGATTTTCTCGTATTTGTTGTTGTTTAATTAAATCTCCTATCGGCATTCCTGCTGCCTCTGCAAGTGCTTCCTGTTCAAATACTGATAATTTAGTTAAATCTCCTAATTTAGATACTTCATCTACTACTGCCTTTTGAGCACCTATAATATCTTTATTTGCAGCTAATTGTCTTGCTTTATTAAAGTTTATATTAGTACCCAACATTGCAGATGCGTTAAGTTCTGCGTTAATTGAACTTTCAAAATCAAGAAGTTTATCAGCCGTAGATGCTGCTTGAGTAATCGAAGTACCAAGTTTAGCTGCTTCTACTGCTGCTTTGGCAAGTGCTTCAGGAGAACCATTAAAGAATTTATAAGATGCTTCAGAATTCTCTGCAATATCTGCCATTACTTGAGAAGGAGCAACTCCTGCAAGTTTAGCAGCTTGAACAGTGGTTTGTATCATTGATTGTGCAGTTTCTGCTGATACACCTGCCATTCTTTGGAATTGTTCGTTTACCTTTGCTTGATTTTCTGCACTTACACCAAAACTCTTTTCCATTGCTACTACCGAAGTAAGTACACCTTTGGATGGTTGTGCCAAGTTATCAAATTCTTTAGTAAATACACTTGCAGCATTTGCTACATCAGCTGCACTAACACCAAGACCTGCCATATCTCTCGATACACTGGTAATATTTTTTACTAATCCTTGAGTTTGTGAATTAAGTAATCCCGTTTCTTCTCTAAATTTCTTTGCTGCATCTTGGATTGCGTTAAATCTTCCAATAGCCATCATGATACCAGCCCCAATTGCTAAGATACCAAGTGTTACGGGATTGATTGCTGCTTTTAATACTCCGAAAGCTTTACCACCTGCGGCTTGAAGAGCTTGGAATCCACCCATCCCTCCTCTAAGATTTCCTGCAAAATCAGTTACAAAAGTTTTACCAGCATTTGCAATACCATCTTTCATTTTTGAAACAGGACCTTCCATCATTGATTTAAATAATCCACCAATTACAGGTATTTGACCACCCTTATCTAACAATCCATCTAATGCACCTGATGCTTTCTCTGCCAATCCATCAATACCATCTCTAACTTTTTCAATCGCAATTAAACGTTCTTGTTCTATTTTTAATCCAGCTTCTGCAGGTATTAAGGCTGCTAACATAGCATCACCCTGTGCCTTATTAGCACCAACATATGATTTAGATATTCTAACCTTTTCTGCCTCAATCTCTACAAGTTTTTTTGCTACATCTTCTGATGTACTTAATTCTGATATTGAAGATTTTAAATCTTTATGATATTCCTTTACCTTTTTACCAATTTTAGTTCTATAATCTATTTGAGAACTTATAGCATCATTTATCTGACCAGAAATGGATTGAGACATTTTTAATGCCTCATTATATTCTTTCTGAATTTGTAATTTTTCTTTTTGGAGTCTTGCCTCCTCTTTCGGGTCAAATGCCATATATTATTAAAATATTATTTTAATCAATTCCCAAAGATTTCTGTAACTTTCTTAATTCGGGAGTATCCTTTAATTTTCCACTTTTTATATTACTATCTACTAAATCTTTCATATCTTTAGTTACCTTATCTAATTTAGCAAATTGTTTTTTAATTTCGGGGTCTTTTGCAAGTTTTTTTGCTGCAATATACTTAAACAGTTTTCCTACAAAATCTTCACTAACTTGATTTTTTTTAGCAATTACCTCTATTAATCTATTTTTTTGATTTTCAGTAAGTTTCATATTTTTATTGAGTATATGTTATCATCTATAAATATAAGACACAAAAAAAGTGAGGATTATTTCCTAACCCTCACTTTCGAGTTTTTCTTTTTAGAGTTTTCTATTTGCTCTTTCTCTTTTTTCTTAGCATCCACTAATTGTTTGTAGTAGAACCTTCTAAGGTGTACAGGTAACCTATAAACCCCCTCCTGAGTAAACCCATTTCCATAATAACACAACTCAAAAATTTGTGTATGTAGGAGTTGAGAATAGTTAAGTGGAAGGCCAAAAAAACCCTACGCCCATCGGAATCGGGCGCTCCTCCTTCTCTCCCGTTTCAGGATTCTCATACTCGAACTCCATATTCACATCTGGTGAGATAGATGCGATATAATCTCTGAATGCTCGTGTATCTCTTGCGAGGAACCTGTTGTTAATAAAATCTGTAATTGATTTGGTATCATCCTTACCATCTACTGATTTGATAATATATCTATATCTCGTTGTTAATTCAGATGATACTCCACCTTTATTAAATTTTCTCATTGCCTTAACATCAGCATCAATTGCCTTTTCATCACCATGAGTTAAAAGTTTAAATTCAATTTCATTTTTACCTGTTGGAGTAGTAAATTTATAGGTATTAGATTCATTTAATACATCTAAATCTATATCTTTTGTCTGTACTTTACCTAAATCTACTTCAATCTTTTGTTTATCACCATAAGTATCTTCCATTTCAATCTGATATTCTGGTCCGTATCCTAAAATACGAGTTGCTAACATGATTGCGTTTTTATCTCCTAATATAATATCATCAGGATTTATCGAAGAATCTATAATGATTGATTCAAATAGTTTATCTAATACCACACCTTTTTTAATAAGGTTTTGTGAAGATAGGATTTCCTCTTCTTTTGCGGTCATATATTTGATTTCTAATTGACCTGATGAAAGTGGATTATCCTTTGGATAACATCTACCTTCTGATGGTAGAGATATCACTTGTGTTGGAAAATCGTATTGACTCATAACTTAGTTTGTTAATTTGTATATAAATATATAGAACCAAAAAAATTAAAAAAAAAGAGGAATTCTCACTAAGAGAATCCCTCTAATCCTTGTGGTAGCGGATTTATAATTTATTTTAGAATTCGAGTATTGCGTAATCGTATTGTAACGTTAATGTGATTTCAGCAGGGTCATTTGAATCAAATGATAAATCACCAAATTCTGCTGATTCAATAAACGCACCTTTTAATTTCCATTGTTCAATTTTATCACCAACTGGTCCTAACATATAGAAATCAATATCTTTCTTATAGAAGTCTGCGTATCCTCTTCTACCTGTGATTGATTCATGTCCTAATCTAATCCATTCCATCACTTGTTGTGCTCCTGATGGTACGATTGGGTCATACAATGTTATACCTAATGATTGCCATTCACCCTTTCCTTGAAGTTTTCTCTTGATGTTAATGTGGTCAAGAGTAATCGTTTCAAAGTTAATTGAGGGTCTATTTGCAGCTTTTATCAAGTAAGATTGAATACCATCAATCTCCATGATATACCTGTTCTTCATCTTCGGTTCGAAGTTGGTGTAGAACATTTGGTCGAATTCTAATACTTCTGCCATTTTATCTCCTAATTTATATTAATAAATATTACTTTTTACTTTTTTCAAAAGTTATGCCGAGAACGCTGCTCCTGTTGGTAGAATGTTGAAATCAATTACAATGAATTCTGCCGTTTTAGCTGGTTGTAAGAAAATCTGCCCTGCTAAAATGTTTCTATCCACAACATCAGGAGTGTTGTTAGTCTCATCCATAACTACTTTAAATGCGTATAACCCTTGTCTTTGTTGGATTCCTTCTAAATAAGGTTGAACCGTATTGATGAATCTTGCTCTTGTAGTTGCCGTGTTTTGTTCGAACACTAAGAATCTTGAAGTAGATGCGATAAACTTCTTAACAGTAATCAACAATCTTCTTACGTTAATTCTATCAAGTGCAGATGCCTTATCTTGAAGAGTTTTTTGTCCAAATGCCACGATACCTTGACCAGGGAAAGTTGCGATTGGGTTTACTTTGTTTTCGTATAAAGTATCTCTTTCAGAGTGTGTTAATCTGTTTACTACACTTGCTGCTCCTACAATTCCACCTCTATTTAAACCTGCAGGTGCAAACCACTCTGCTGCGATAGCATCGTTAGCTGCATATACTGCCGGTAGTAATACTGAAGGTGGTACACTTACTAATTTGTTTGTGTTTGTATCTATTGTTCTAACCCATGGGTAGTAAGTACCTACATAATTAGAATCTACTGAATTTGCTTGTGTTGTTACTTGTGATATAGTATCATTTTCACCAACGAAATCTGCGATGTAGAATGCATCTTGTCTTGCTTCAACGATATCAGTTGCTTTAGTTACAACTCCTGAGTGTAATCTTCTGATAACACCTGGTGTTACTAACATATTGATATCCCATTCATCTGCGTTTGAAAGTGCATTTAAACATCTTGAGTAAGCAACATATCCATCTGCTGAAGTTGATGATAAATCAAATCCTTGTGAGTTACCCGCAGAGATTGAAGAACCTAATGCTATTTCTCTTGCCGGACTCATACCATCAAATCCACCTTGGAATCCTATCGTAAATTGTCTGTTAACCATATCTGCAGTTGCAGAACCTGTCATTTCTAATGATAATCCAACACCAGTTACATTTCCATCGAATCCAAATGCCACATTTGAACCTACTCCGGCTCCTTCAGGAATTGGATTTAAATATTGGTGGTTATCAATCTTAACTAAAGTAGTTTCTAAATCAATACCCGAGAATTTAAATGGATTACCTGTTGTGTTTGATGTTGAAGTTGTTTGATAAGTTACTGTCGGTACAATCGTTTCATCACTTGCTAATACAGGGTTAGTATATGCCCCGTGTGCGAAAGGTGCTGCTGAAACAGGGTAAGAACCTTGTGCTCCTACTTGTACTCTAATGTATTTAGAGTTGTTACCCCAATCACCATTTTCAGTAATCTTACCATCATTATTAATTGTATAATATCTATCACCAATTACTCTTGCGATATAATTTGGAG